TTTATCTCCTCCTTCTTTGGTACTAGCATGTTACCGTTACATTTCATTACTATCAAGTTAATTTTCACTTATAGTTAAGGCATAATTTATATTAGAAATTTAAGAGTTTTAGGGTTAAAAAAAAATAAGCCCTGAAGTTTCAAGGCTTATTAAATATCATGATAGTGGCATCAAAGCCCGCTTGCTTTAATTTCTGCACCTGCCTTTGTGCGTTTTCTCTTTCTTTAAAAGAGCCCGCCATTACTCTATATAGGGTTTGGCTATTTGCAGTATATTTTATTTCCAGCTGGGATAGGATTGCTCCCGCTATTGCTTTTATTATCTCGTCCCTTTTGCTGTCAAATAAACGGTTATCTTCTGTGTTATCTATAAATCCTATCTCAATGAGTACTGCAGGTGCCTTTGTTTCTCTTAGCACATAAAAATTTGCCTCTTTTACGCCTCGGTTAGTAAAACCGATACCCACCAGTGCTGACTGGATCTTTTCTGCTAGCGCTTTAGTCTTTGCTTTTGGTTTTAGATAGGTATAAGTCTCAACACCTTTTGCAGTTTCTGGCTTAAAAGCATTCCTGTGAAAGGATATGAAGTAATCATAGGCTTTTTTGTTTTCAAAGCTTGCCCTCTCTTTAAGGCTTACGGTTTTATCACTGGTTCTTGTTTCATCTACAATAACTCCATGCCTTCTTAGTTCTGCTGCAACTGCTTTACCTAGACTTAATACATCGTCTTTTTCTTTCCTTCCTTTATATACAGCCCCTGGATCAGACCCACCATGTCCGTAATCAAAGCACAATCTAGCCACTTTTTTCATCCTCCTTTCCCAGCTCTATAAATACTGCCTTCAGCTTTTCCGGCACCGGCAGGCCTATCATGGTAGCGTTTTCAATAATGCTTAGGCCCTCATTTGACAGATAGAAAAAGATAACAGCTGTTCTAAGTGCGCTGCCTTTTTGGATAATATAAAAGTCGATGATATGACCAAGCCCTACGAAGGCGAATATAAGCACCTTTTTAAAGATACCTTTAAAGCCAACGCTGCTGGATAGCTTCTTTTCTAAGAAGGCAGCCATAAGACCAGTGATGTAATCGGCAACCACAAAAGCCACTAAGGCATAAAGGAGCCCGTCAAGGCCACCTAAAAACCAGCCGATGTAGCCACCTATGGCAGCAAAAATTAGCTGCAAGGTGTGAATTAGCTCTTTCATATACTGTTTCTCCCCCTTTTCATAAAAAATGTCTTAACGGGTACTTTCTATTTTTATTTCCCCAAGTGCAGATTTTAACTTCCGGGCAAGGGTAGGAAGGCTGCTGCCAAAGGTGACATTTAGCTTAAACCCACCTGCCTCGTAGATTTCTTCCACTTCGGTAATCCGGCTGTCCAGAGTCAAGTTCCAATCTTTATTCTGCACTGTTACGATATCTCCCACATCCCAGTCTTTTTCATATTCAAAGGGACCTTTGGTAAGTATCTCTGATTGAAGCGATATAATCCTTTTGTGTTCAGCAAGTTTCACTTTGCCCCTTTCCGAAAGGTCAGCACTGTTTTTAATATCCCTGGCATCAACAAAGACAACGTGTTTATCAAGACCGGTAGCATCACTGCCTGCCAAGACAATCTCCCGATCTACCCCTTCTCCTTGTCCAGCCACAACAGCATAGTTTGCAAAGCCGATTAAGCTGTCGGTAAATTCCTGGGAGCTTATGTTTTCAAACTCAGGAGAAAAGATAACAGGAGGATTGGTATTCTGGTTTACAGAAAAATCCCTTCCACTGCATATGTCAAATATCCACCTCTTTTGCTCAAAGTCTGGATAGATGCGCCAGCCAAGACCGGTGAGTTTGCTTATTTGCTCTAGCTCCTCGCCCAGGTTCTTATACCGGCTTTGCCACTTAACTACGGGACCCCTGTTTTTGTTTTCAGCTATAGCAAGCATGGGAAACTTCATCTCTGGTATGTCCTTGCAGTTGCGCTGCACATAGTGCTTCATCACTGTTTCTGCATCGTCTTCCTGGATGTCGTAGGCCTGTCCGGTAGGTGGGATGGTAATGCGCTGCTGGGTGATTACCCCTAAAGCAGGTCCTTTGACGGTAAGTATTTCCTCGCCCCGCTCATTAGATTTGATTTCCTTGTGCCGGATAATAGCTGTCTTGTATTTATCTGCTCCCAGCATTATAAGGCTATTAATGTTTAGCTTATCGGTATTTTGCACCTTGCAATTTGTGACCAGCTGGAACTTTCCAGGCAAGTGGTAGCTGCGGCAAAAGGTAAGGGAGAGATAGTTGTCTACCTCTCCCTGTAGGTCAAGTGCAGGTGATAGTATCCTAATTGGTTTCATACCCCACCAGCTTTCTTTAAGTTTCCTGACTTGTAATAGTATTAAATTCTTCTTCAGTTATCTTTCCTGCTTGCACCCAAATTTGCAGCTGCCACTTGCTAGCCCAACCTTTATCGTAGCAAAACTTACACCACTCAAAATCTGTCATGTCACATCACCCCTTCTTCTACTAGGATGGTCTGTAAATTAAAAAGCTGCTGACCTAAAAGTTCATTTTCTCTTTTAGTTTCCAGCAGTTCAGTTTGAGTTTGAAATAGTTGTTGTCCTAAAATACCAAGTTGCTCCTGTTGCAACTCTTCTGGTGTTGGTGGTATGTCTTCGTATTCATACCAGAGCTCTTTTGTGGTAGGATTGCAGCGTAAAATTGGTGCTTTACCTTCTATTTGTTGTGGTTCTGGTATGCTTTCTACAAAAAAACCTTCTTGTTCTAATTCCTCTTTGGTCTTGCCAAATCCGTATTTTTTATGGAAAGGCATAGCATGAACAAGCAAACTCTCTGTTTCGGCGTCATATTTTATAAAATACATAATTTCCCCTCCTGTTATTCTGATACCGTAATATAGGTTTTCATACATTGAATTTGGTTTCCATCTGGATTAATGCCCACAATAACTACGCCTTTATTATCTTCAAAAGAGTACAGGGGACTTAAGTTTCCAGTCTGTCTAAAGTTTTTATAAGATTCAGTCCCATATATAAAAAACCCATTCTTATCTATTGGATGCGACCTAAATTCAGTTGAACATTGTAAAGTTAAGGTTTTATTCTTGTTATGCGTAAAACCATAGCCATACGTATAATGTAAATTGTAGTCATCCATTATATATTCAGACTTAATCAAAGCAAAAGTTTCTATATCAAAATAGCCAACATTTGCCATATACCAGCCATTTTTATAACTATAATTAAACCCGTAGATTATATTAGGAGTTCTACCATTTACGGGGAAGGTCGTATTCGTGGATAGAAAGGAGTCTACTGATGATGTAACTATATTTCCTTTTGAGTCTATGATAGCCCTATTTGAACTATTGTAAAAATCTATTACAAGACAACAATTTGTAGGATACATTCTTGTATAGTGTGGTGATGACCAGTTTGTAAAAGATTTTCTTGTGACTGAGTAGGTGCTTCTGTTTATTTTAGTAAAAATACTGGTTGTCTCGGCAGGGTTTTGTGTTAAACAGTAAATATAGCTAGCATCATAATCTAAAAAATCGACAATAGCCGGGGATAATGTAGCAACTTTAGTCCATGTACTTTCATCATAAATGTGAACTGTGTTGTAAGAATCATTTAAGTTCCTATCTAATCCACTAATAAACACCAATCCATCAAGAACAAAAGCATAATTAAATTTATGAGCGCTTGGAAATGGCGAAGAAATCGTTTGAACAAGGTCCAGAGTTTTCATATCATATACATAAATGCTGGAAGATACGCAATAGAATATATATTTTCCTTCATTATGCTCGGGAACAACCCGAGGAGCTGGGCCACTAACACTTCTTTTTGCTATAACTGGAAAGGTTAAATTGTCAACTGCTGTTACTACTTCAAAATCTTTTATCTTTTTTAACCCGATTCCATGTGCTTTTAATACGCTATCTATATTCATCAACTCACCACCTTGCTGACTATGTCCCCGTCTTTATCATAGGAAATATTCCATATTACAGTATCTAATAATGTAATTCCATCAGTGTCAAAAAACTCCCACGTATTAATTTGGTAATTACCTTCTTCATCGGCATCGCTTACAGTCGATTTCATATATAAAGTATCATCTTTTCTTCTATACTCAACTACTGTAAATATGCCATTTATGTCTTTATCAAAAGCATACAAAGAGTAATTATCTAACTTCTTTTTTATTTCTTCTTTAAATGCATCCCATGCCGACAAGTGCTCATCAAACTGGGTTTTTGTAACAAGATTTGTAGTGTCCTGCACTTCATCAAACCAATCTTTCCACTCTCGGTAAAAATCGCCATCTGGCTCTGATGTTTTAGAATCAAGCCAAGATTGAAACCTGTTGAATATCTCTGTGGTGTTTACCTGTTCAAAAAGGTGTGTGACAAGTCCACATACTTCATTGTCCAGTCTTTCATCAGTTATTTGATGTGCTTCGATAAAGCTCTTTCCTGCGATAACTTCTACTTGGGCAAGGGATATTTCATAGATATTTTCATCTCTTGTCAGCTCCGGTACCTGTGGTGTTTCTGCTGGAGCGCCTTTTAGAATAAAGGCCTTTACATAGCGGTTTTCTAAAGTCTTGTCCAGGCGAATTACAACTCTGTCAATTCTATTAAGTTCTGGGTCTGCCATGCTGTGTTCTAATACTAAAGGCTCTTTTTCAATTTTATAAAGATACCCTTCAATCCAGGCATAGCCGGGCTTAATAAATATCTTCATGTCCCTTTCATCAGTTCCTACTTGCAGGTTTTCTCCTCCGTTAAATATCCCGTTTCTGATAAACTGCCTAAAATATTCGGCAAACTCATCAGCGGTATAGTAGCGCTCATCTTCACCATCGATGGAGTCAAAAAATCTAAACCTTTCCACAATGTCCCTCCTTCCTATAAGCCTACATAACGGTTTTTCCATTTAACCAGTACCTTTGTCTTTATGCTGTCTTTGTTACTGGTATAGCTTAAGAGGTTTTCCCCTGGTATTAGCTGCCAGAAGGTGCTGTCTAGTTCTATATAGTGAAAAGCGTTCTCTCCGTTAATTTTTACATGCTTTTCCCCAAAGGCAGTGGAGATATATAAGATATCTTCTTCCTCCAGCTTTCGGTTGACGGTTATAAACTCGCCAGTGGTAAGATTTGATACCGTAGGGTTGATAGCAGGTCCAGTAAATTCAATTTCTACAGGTGCAGCTACATCCCCCTCGTTTAATGCCGTCCTCTTAAAGCCCCGGTAAGAAAAGGCTGTTGGCAGCCTAAGCCTAAACTGAATTCCGCCCATTAAATATGACATCTTGCGACTTTCGTAGAAGGTGTCAAGCCAGAAGGGCTGATGGCAAAGAAGGTATAATAAAAACTTCTGGTAATATAGACCTTGATTGCCCTTTGCTGCTGGAAATACGGGTGTGCTTTCAGCTATAGCCTTGATTTCCTTTACCAAGTTTCCTTGGCGATAGACAATATTTACTTCATCCAATTTTGGATTTATAACCCTTTGCATCAGCCTGCGAGCTTGCAAAACAGCATCGGGGTCGCCTTTAGCTATAATCATGCCTTTGATAGTAATGGCTCTATTTCCCAGGGTGCTATCGATATATGTTGAGCCGTCTTGTTTGGGTGCCTTTTGGCTTTCAATAGCTACCCCTACTTCCCCAACGCCGTCTATGGTCTCTAGGAAAAAGGGAGCCCGATTGCCCAAAGTAATGCTTTCTCCGTTTTGGTTAGTTATGATAATTTCCTGCATGGCACACCTCCTACCATTCAAGAGCTAGCTGTCTTGATGCGTTCTTTATCTGCCGAGCTGTTTCTGCCGGGGTAAGGGGAGTAGGACTATTAATGGTGATGTTTTGAGTTATCCCTTTATTACCCCCTAAAATCTCTTTGGTTTCATGGTCGTTATATATCTTACTTCCCCTTGGAAGCTTTACAAGCTCTGGTCCAAGTTCTCCTACCATAGTAAGCCCACCGGGAAAAAAGCTTGTTCCACTAAAGTTTGATGCAGCACTGCCACCGGAAGTTACAGTTCTAATAACTCTTGTGATTTTCTCTACAATGCTGAACACTTTTTCTTTTACGGTAGTGGCGTTCCATTCCTTAATCTTTTCTATGCCTTCCGATATTTTAGATTTAATGCCATCAATACTGTCCGCTACCGAGGATTTGATGCTAGCCCATTTATCCCTTGTAGAAATCTGCAGTTCTTCCCACCTTCGAGTAACATCTTCCTTTATTTCCTTAACCTTCAGTAGGGTATCTTCTTTCATAGACTGCCAGTTATTTGCAAGGGATGTCTTTATGTTTTCCCATTTCTCTGAAGTAGCTATCTTTATATCTTCCCATTTCTTTATTACATCTTCTTTTATCTCCTTTGCCTTAGTTGTTATATCATCCTTCATTACTTGCCACTTGCTCTTTATTTCTCCTGTCTCCCAGTCCACCTGATTTACATGTTCCTTTGCCTGCATCTTGGCCTCTTCTACCACCCGTTGGTGCATTTCCTCTGCTCTGGCTATGGACTCATCTTTTTGCCGGGCAGCTTCCTTAATCAATCTATCTGCCTGGTCTTTGGAGATGATCCCTGCTTCATCTCTTTGCCGGATGATTTCTTTTACCACTTCGTTGTACTGTTCTTCGGCAGCTTTGATAGTTTTATCCTTTTGCTCAATGCTGTTTTTTACAACTTCAGCAGCCTGCAAAGCAGTGATTTCACCAGCCTGAGCTCTCATGCGCTCCATGATGGCTTTGGCTTCTATTTCGTTTTCGGATAAGACTTTGATACCGGTTTCCACCATGGTCCTTTGGATAGCGTTTATTTCTTCCTGCTCGGCTTTGGTTAATGCTCTTTTTTCACCAGATGCAGTATCAAGTATTTCTTTAATCCGAGCTTCCCCTTCAACTATGGTTTGTTTCCTGCTTTCATAGCCCTGCTGCATATTGTTTAAAATCTCTTCTTGTTCTTTTTTGGATAAAGCAGTGCTGCTAGTAACAAAGCCCTGCATCTTAGATAAAGACTCTTGATGGTGTTTATCAAGACCTGCTTGAACATCACTTGCCATTTGAGAAAAGTTACCGGCTATTTTCTGCGCCATGTCTTTGGTCACTTTCTGACCGCTCCAGGAAAGCTGATTTAATGCAAGGGTTGCTTCATCATTGAGCTGTAAAAATCCAGTTACAGCCTCTTGTGTGGCTTTAGACGTCTCATTGCCAAAAAGCTTAATTTCAGGGATGCTCTCTTGACTTAAGTGTCTATATAGCGCAACACCTGCTGCCGTCACCCCTCCTATAGCTGCAACCGCTATCCCCACAGGTCCTGTAAGAACAGTAAAGGCAGTGGCTAAAGCTCCTATTGCCGGGGTAGCAGCTGCCGCTCCGGTAGTAGCAACTGCTATGGCACCTGATACTGATGATAAAACCCCTATGACAGAGCCGATACCACCCACCAGCTTGCCGAAAATTAAAAGTAGTGGACCAATGGCAGCTGCAAGCATACCAATTTTCACGATAGTTTCTTGAGTAGCAGGGCTTAAGTTGGCAAGCCAGTCTACTAATTGCTGCAGCTTTTCCACCAACTTATTTAGATGAGGGACTAAAATATCAAAGATTTGAATAGCCAAACCCTCTAAGCCTGATTTGAGTATAACGATACTTCCCTGCAGGTTATCTATCATTACATCCGCCATCTCTTTGGCAGTACCGGTATAGTTCCTGGTAGCTTCCGTCAACTTGGCATAATCTTCATCACTGGCGTTAATGATGGCCAGCATCCCTGCCATGGCTTCTTTTCCAAAGATGGTGGCAGCGTACTGGGCTTGCTGTTCTTCAGAAAGTCCTGCAAATTTAGACCTTAATTCATCCAGCACATCTTTAAACGGCAGCATTTCTCCATTGGCATCTGTGATGGAGATGCCTAGTTCATTCATAGCTGTTTTCATCTTGTCAGTGGGATTTGCAAGGTTTGCAATGGCGGTTTTTAAAGAGGTACCGGCCTGGCTCGATTTAATCAATTGTGTTATCGTAAGGCTCTTTATCCTTACTTCTGGGAGTTTCCCCGCATGACGGGATGTCAATTCATCCCCAGTTCAGACTATATCTTAACCCTCACCATCATGTGTTAGGGTTCCGCCCATTCGTGGGCATTTGGGCATATAAAAAAGACCCTATTTAAATAGCGTCTTTAATACTTAGCCTACTTTGCCTAGTCGTTACACCTTCCTAGAGTTTCCTCTTAGGCTTGGCTCGGTATTGTCTTATTGAATATTTGAAAATGCTTGGTCTAGCTTATCTATAACCTTTCTCCTAAAAGTATCGGAGTTACTACTTCTAGTGTGTTTTATTCTTAGCAGGGGAATGTCATTTTCCCTACAATAGTGATTTTTAATGCGATCGTTTATTTGGATTCTTTCGAAGTTTTTAGCTCCGTTAGGGAATTTAGGGGTAAAATGTTGGGAGCCATCGTACTCTATCAAAAGCTGCAAGTTATGTTTAGTATCAAAAACTGCAAAATCAAATCGTAAAGGCCTCACATTCCTACAGCCATCCATTTTATATTGCTCTTGATAAAAGACACCTTTTTGTTTCAGGTAATCTACAACAACATACTCACCGTTTGACCTGTTTTGATCTAAATAGCAATGTGGGCATCTGACACCTTGATTGATAAATCTTGTGGGCAACATCCGGAAACTTCTTCCACACTTATGATGAATAAAAGTAGTTTCTTTAGCTGAGCCTTGATAACCTCCAATGATAGCGTACTCATCACCTACTAGATCTTTAATGTGTGCCTTTACTTCTTCTAATGGTAGCCTATTTGATTCTGCACTCCTGATATACCTTTCGCTTGGACACCTTTGACCTTGATGCAAAAAGGCATTTGGCGACATTTCAAATTCTGCCCCACACACGTTATGCCTAAATAATATAGGTGTATGCGTGTTAACATATTCGCCTAAAACTTCGTATTCATCCCCAGCAACATCGTAAACTTCTTTTTTAAATTGTGGGGTATCCTTGCGAAGGTTATTAGCACATTTGGGACAACCATGCCCGTTCCATAACGGTTCAGGATTAGCTTCCCAAACATGCCCGCAGCTGTGTTGTACCAAAACCTTGGTTCTTTTATTTTTATATTCCCCTAATACCTTTATTTCCTTCCCATGTTGTCTTTCTATTCTTTCTATAAATTCAGTATGGTTTAATCTTTTCATTGCTAGCTCACCCCCGAACTAAGCAAACCCAGCATTTTGAATATTCAACTTAGATTTCCACCGAATTAGAGCGGTATTTTATGCTGCAAGTTTCCCTGCAACCGAGCATGTATTTCTACCCGCATTTGCCATTAGCCCTAGTGCAAGTGCTGCGTCTTCTGCCGAATAACCCAATGCACCAAAGAGGGGAGCCACATATTTAAATGACTCCCCCAGCATGGCAACATTTGTGTTACTGTTAGAACTTGCGCTGGCAAGTAAATCTGCAAACTCTCCGGCTTGTTTTGCCTCCATGCCAAAAGCTGTTAAAGCATCTGTCACGATGTCAGACACTAGACCTAAATCCTCACCGCTTGCTGCTGCAAGCATCATAACTCCTTCTAAACCGTCTAGCATCTGGGTTGTATCCCAGCCAGCCATAGACATATACTTTAAGGCTTCGGCAGACTCACTTGCACTAAACTTGGTGGTAGCTCCCATCTCTTTGGCTTTTTCTTCTAGCTTTTTAAGGTCCTCGCCAGTAGCTCCGCTGATAGCGGCAACCTCACTCATCCCCGCTTCAAAATCAGAGCCTACCTTTACTGCTACGCCCCCAAGAGCTGCAAGAGGTGCTGTCACTTTCATAGATAGGTTCTTGCCTACATCCTCCATCTTTTTGCCTGCGTTCTGCAGGGACTGTCCTAGAGGCTCTAAGCTCTTGGAAAGCTTATACCATGTAGAGGACTGAAGCTCTATTTCCTGATTTACTTTCTTTAAATCCTGCTCCATATAGGCAAGCTGTGTCTTTGCCTTATTTAGTTTTATCTCTAAATCCTGGGTAGCTTTAGCGTCGGCTCCCTTAGTCTCTACAGACTTTTGATGGGCTTCTTCTAATGCCTTTACCTTTTGCCGCTGCAACTCTGTCTGTTTGGTTAGGCTATCAGATTTAAGTTTTAAGCTGTCTAATTCTTTACCATGTTTACCCATCTCGGCACTTGCCAGCTTAAACTCGGACTGCACCTTTCTCATCTCTCGGTTCAAGCTACTGATGCCGTTTTGAAAACCAGTGGAGTCTAGACCGATTTTTACATTTAGCTGCCCGATTTCTTTAGCCAATTTCTCACCACCTTTTGGGTATGAAAAAAGCACCTGATTGCAAGGTGCTATAAGATTTCATCAATATACACTTTCTCGTTTCCTAGTTTTTTGTTCAATAGTTTCAAGTAATAAATAATGTCCATGGAATCGATATCATTTAAGGTCCAGCCTTTATCAAGAAGTGCTAAATAAAGCTGGTCAATAAAGTCTTGGGGGTCCATGGCATCCCCCTCTACTCGTTTTTTCCCTCACCTGCTGTGACGCTACTTACCTCGCCTACCACCTCATTAATACACTTGGTGATGGTGGGGATTAAGTCTTTAGAGGCCAGGCCGTCATAAAGCTCATCTCTGGTAAACTGATTTCCAAAGAGCTCCACGATATAATCCATCAGCTTATCCAGCTCCTCAGGCAAGATGTTATCAAAGTTTACCTCTTTGGATACTTCGATGGTCCTTCTTACCATCCTGGCGCTGATAAAGCCAGCGGTGTAAGTCTTGTCTTTGCCATTAATTTTTAATACAATCTCCAAGGCTTAGGTCCTCCTTTCTATAGCTCCGGGTTGGATGCCACGGTGCTACCAGGTACTTTATCAAACCAAGTAGCGGCTCCAGTGAAATCCTCACTGTCTTCATCCGCAGTATGTTTCCACTGGCCATCATGGACTCTTGCCATAAAGGTAAATTTCACCTTAGGAGTTTTATGCTCCACATTATCTTTTTTAGTGGAGAAGTCTTCAGCTATGGGCTGGGCTACTCCTTTTAAGAGCCATATATAGCGGTACTTGCCGTTAGACTTTAAGCTCTTAAAGCCAAGGGCAACATGGGGCGGGACATCGGTAGCTTTTTCAATCAGCACCCCTTCTTTTAGTTCGTTGCCTAGTATCTTTGCTCTTATGTCAAGAGGTAAATCCGCTGTCTCTATTTCTACATCGATTTTCCCTAAAGCTGATACAGACTCCCACAGCTGGTCATCGGCATAAAGCTCCTGGGTGTTGACTGCCGGGTTAATGGTAGCATTGATAGCCCCCACCATTGGCTCTGGAACCTCGTAAGTTAATGTTTCCTTAGTGTCTTCGCTTAAAATAGCAAAATGTAAATCGTTAAGTCCTACCTGTGCCATTTTACAGCACCTCCTTAAAAAATCGCATTGCTTTGTGATAGATCTTCACGTCATCCTCATACAGGTCATAAAAGCTTTGTTTTATAAAACCCGCTGCCAGCATTTTTTCATGCACAGCTTTAACCAGGTCGGTATAATCTTTCTTACTCCAAACATCAATTTGAACATAGTGACCGGTAATGGTTTCCTCATCATCGGCATGTTGCTCAGGTTTATCTAGATAGGTGAAAAAGGTGATATAGGTATCGGCCGCTCCAGTGTAGGTTTGGAAAGAGACCGGCACTCCAATATCCTTTAAGGCTGTTATCACTTCTTGATTTATGCTCATAAGCCTAAGCCTTCTTTTAAATTCTTTTCAATTTCATCCATTGCCCTTTCTTTAGATTTCTCATAACCTGGGGCCATGAAAGGTTTAGCCTTCATTTTGACTGTACCGAATTCTAAAAATTTTCCATACCAGCCTTCCTTACCAGGACCTACTTCTACATACTTTGCTCCATCTTTGGTTTTAACTCTAGAAACTTCAATGCTCTTTTTTAGAGTGCCGGTTTTCCGGGGAGCCTCTTGTTTAATGGCTTCTTTCATCGCTTCTCCCGCTTCCCGCAGGGCTTTATTCTCAATCCTTGCTCCTTGCTGTCCCAACTTTTCTACTTCAGTTATTAGGTTTTCTATTCCCTCAAGTTCTAAATTAGCCACTACCTACCACCTCCAATGCTTTAATCTCCAAATAGCGGTTCTGGTATTTGATGTTATCGATTGCGGTGATGTTGTATTGTTTTCCCCGGAAAAGAATTCGCATGGTGGTATGGATGCCTGGTAAATACCTTATAGTAAACTTCACCGTGTTTTCTGCCTGAACAGCAGCAGCGGCAAAATACTCCCCACCATGAAGATTAGTGACTTTTGCCCAGACCGTTTTTACATCCTCCCAAGTTTCCTCCTCAAAGCCCCTTTCATTTATGGTGATAATTGGCCTTTGCAGGGTTATTCTTTTATTTAGCTCCCCTGGGTTCATTTTTCCACCTCCGGAAAGCAGTAGTTTAGCTGGGCTAATAGGCTTTCAATGACCGGTCTTGCCCCTTCTCCTACTTTACCAACCATAAGCCCTCGGTTTTCATACCAGTCAGTTACTAGGGTTAAGCAAAACAGCCTGGCAATATAGTTTGAGCCATCAAAAGTCCTACCGGTAGCGTTTTTAAGATAAGTCTCAGCGGCATCGATTAAGGATTCTATTAAATCATCTTCTTCAGTATGATCTACCTTGAGATACATCTTTGCCTCTTCCAGTGTAATAATCAAATTCACTCACCCCTTAAAGGGAAAGGAGCGGAAAGACCGCCCCTTACGCACCTGAAGAAATTGTAAGCTGACCATATACCGCTGCTTCACTATCCCACTTTACACAGTCATCTCTTGTGATGGTCCTAAGCTCTGTGCTGTCCCTTCTCCAAGCATCGCCGCCGATGTTAGTGGAAGCAAGTTCATAAACGCCCCTACTAAATAGCACCATTAGCTCCTTAAAGTTTCCTACAATGAAAGGAGCCTTAACAGTAGTAGTTCCGGTGGAAGGTAGGGTTCTATTGGCCACCACTACAATGGGTCTTCCCTTAAAGAGTTTCTTGCCCGGCTGAGTAATATCATCTTGCAAGAGTGGTCTGTTGTTGGCATCCTCCTGCTCATCCAGCCACTGAAAGCCGTCCTGGTTTGTGATGATGGTGCTGGATAGGCTAATTGCAGGGTCTAAGTCCACATTTAAAACTTTCTTGATAGCTTTGATATCTGTTAAACCCTTCTTATTAAGGCTGTTTAAGATGGCAATAATTAAGCTGTTTTTAGTTACCACATGCTTTTTAGCAATCCAGTTTGTGACATAGCTTAAGATATTTTGGTCAGTATCCTTTAAAAGCTCGTTGGTTAATGGTAAAAAGCCAGCTCGTTTAATGAGCTTGTAAGTAACTGGTGTAAACTTTGGATTATCGATTTCCTGGATCTCCCCATACTCATCCACTACAGCAAAGGGCACCATGTCCTCATCCTTTTCCAGCACCCTAGAGCCTGATAGGGTATTAACGGTTTCTACCCGGATATACTTGGATAAATCGTTTAAGGTCCTCATTAACTCATTTATTCTGGTTTGAATATCTTGGGGAACAATTATCCCTGTGTCTCCATCTGAATCTCCAGTTACTCCACCTTCATGCATTGCTGCCCGGTATTCATTAATAATGCTGTGGTCATCGGCAGTAATCCTCTGCCTCCTTAAACCCTTTAAAAACACTCGCTTATATTCTGCTTCAAGCTCGGCATCGGTGCGGTTGCGGGTATGGTCGATGGGAGTTGCATCATCAAGGGTCTGGTCTTCTAGTGCCTCCAGTTCCTGCTGTAGGGCCACTTCCTTTTGCAGGGAGCGCACCTTTTCCATGGCTTTTTCTGCATCAAGGACTTTGTCTTCTTTAAGTAACCCTCGCACTTTTGCCTTCTCAGTTTCCAATGCCTGCAGTAGTTCACGTAGTTTTTTACTCAAAGTGATCGCCTTCCTTTCAAAATAAAAATGAGCCCTTACAGCTCAAGTTCTAGTAATATTTTTTGTTTTAATAACTCCTGCTTTTTTTCATCAGGTTTTAGTCTTGATAACAATTCTTTAGGTGTGTTTCTGTATTTCGTTAATAGCGTCTTATCAATACATGCCGCCATCTGTTTTTCCTTTCCCACCACATCGCAAAACCCGTATTCAAAACACTCGTCTGCCGTAAGCCAAGTCTCATCATCCATAATCTTTATAATCTCATCCCTTGTTAAGGCAGACCTTTCTTCATAGGCAGCAATTAAGCCCTCCCGGATTTTATCTAGGTCTTCTGCAAGCTTTCTAAACTCATCTGCATTTCCCAAGCCAAAAGTCCAGGGGTTATGGATCATCATCATGGCGTTTTTGGGCATAAAAATAGTATCGCCGGCCATAGCTACGACACTTGCGATACTTGCTGCAAGTCCATCAATATATACGTTTTTATGAGCCTTATGCCTTTTTAGCATACTGTAAATGGCTTGGCCTGCGAACACATCCCCTCCGGGAGAATTGATGTAGATGTTTAATGTGTCTATATCTCCCAAGCCATCTAAATCAGCTTTAAACTCTTTAGGAGTTATTTCATCTCCCCACCAAGTAGCACTAGCAATCTCCCCGTATAGGGTAAGCTCCCCGGTTTTTTCATCTTGGTTTTTAAAGTTCCAAAACTTTTTACTCCCCATTTTCACCACCACCTTTTTTATACTGCTCTCCTGCCATATCAATGGGCATCATGTTGCCGTTTACTAAAAGTCTTTCTCCTCCTTCTTTAGGCTCTAATTCTTCTAAGGCCCTCACCTCATTTGCCGTCATAAAGCCTGATTGGATGGCAATTCTATAGCCTTCGTACCTTGTTTTAGGGTCTGCTCTCAGTATGGCATTGACGTTAAACTTGATGTAGTACCCATCATCCAGTTCTTTTTGGGTAAAAAGTTTATATGTTAGTTCCTGCTCGTAGCCTGTTAAAATATCCATCAAGGTATCAACGTAAAATTCCCGCTGCTGGTGCTCTACATTGGTGTGTGTTGCCCTATCTAAATCGTTTAGCTGATGGTTTTTTACTCCAAAGGCTGCGGCAATTTGCTTTACTGTAAGCTGAGTGTTTTCTAGAAACTGGGCATCTGCCATAGTAAGGCTAAGGGGCTGAAATTGATACCCTAGCGGAAGAAGGGATACCCTGTTTGCGTTTTTAAGGCCGCTTGCCATCTGTTCAAAACGTTCTCTAAATATTCGCTGGGCTTCCGGGCTTAAATCCCCCACATAGTGGATGATACCTTTAGTTTGCAGGCCGGTTTTGAAACTGTTGTTTAGATACTGGCTAGCAGCTCCGGCATTTTCTATTGTGTTTTTAAGCTCGCTTAAGGGAGTAATTCCCACAATGCCATCACTTGTTAAGCCCTTAAAGTGCAGCATCTCATCAGGGTCAATGCGGTATTCGGTGCCTTTGCTGTCGGTGTAGACATACCACAGTTTGCCTTTACCTGGCAGTAACCCAATATCATCAACGTAAATTTGCACTTTGGCGCTATCTAAAGGGTAAATCCCTGTTATTTTACCTGCGTTCTTGCCTTTAGTTTCAAACTCCAGCCAAGCATAGGAATTTCCATAAAGATGCCTCTGGACCTCTAGGGCCTTAAAAAAGTCCCTGGAGCTCATCCAGGGGTTAGCCCTTATCTTTAAAAGCGGGGTTAAATAATGGTCTACAGTGCCGTTATGTTGATAAATCTTTACCGGTAATTTCCCTACAGCATCTGCTAAAATGCGGATACAGGCAAAGACGGTGGCTTCTTTTAGGGCGTTTTTGCCCTTAAAGTTTAGCTCCCCGGGCTCAATCCCAAGTAGCTCCAAGAGCCTTCTATCGTTTATTTCTACTACCTCCGGCACCGCCTGGGCCTTTGGTTTAAAGATGTTCTTTATTCTCTCAAGCACTTTATCACCCCCTAGCCCCAAAGTTTATCTAGTGTTTCTTCTGAAGTAAATTCATTTAAATCAAATCTGCTTCCTTCATTTCTTATGGCTCTATCTAGCGCCATAATAAGGGCTACTGCGCCGTCTATTTTTTCCGTGCTCTTTTCTTTATCCGGTTTGATATTGCCTGCAGGGTCTGTTCTAATATGGATATTATCCATCATCCAAGAGAGGACTGGATGTCCTCCATGAGCTATTCTTTTTTCCAAAGTTAATTTCATCAGTTCTTTTGTCGGTGGACTCATATCCTTAAAACCCTGGCCGAAGGGAACCACCGTAAAGCCTGCACCTTCTAGGTTCTGTGTCATCTGCACTGCTCCCCATCTGTCAAAGGCGATCTCCCTTATGTCATAGTCCTGCCAGAGCTCTTCTATGAATTTTTCAATAAAGCCGTAGTGTATCACATTTCCTTCTGTTGTTTGAAGATACCCCTGGCTTTGCCAGATATCATATGGGACGTGATCCCTTCTTACCCTCAGTTTCATGTTTTCTTCCGGTATCCAAAAGTAGGGGAGCACATAATACTTATCATCATCTGGCACTGGCGGAAAGACTAAAACAAAGGCGGTAATGTCAATGGAGCTTGATAGGTCAAGACCGCCATAACACTTTCTTCCCTTTAGCTTTTCAGGGTCCACTTTAAAGGAGCACTCATCCCACACATGCATGGGCATCCATCGGACAGATTGCTTTACCCATTGGTTAAGTCTAAGCTGTCTAAAGAGGTTTTCTTCTGCCGGGTTTTGTTTGGCATTTTGAAAAGCTGCTCTTACTTTTTCTATATCAATGGTATGATCAAGGGAAGGGTTAGCTTTACGCCACACTTTTTCATCCGCCCAGTCATCATCGTCATCAATCCCATAAATGACCGGGTAAAATGTAGGGTCAACCCTTTTTCCTCTTAAAATATCTTCTGCTTTTTGATGGACTTCATAGCAGATGGAATGTCTATCTGTTCCGGCAGTGGTAATTAAAAAAAATAGTGGCTGCTTTCTAGCATCACCACTACCTTTGGTCATAACATCATACAGTTGTCTATTGGGTTGCGCGTGTAGTTCGTCAAATACCACCCCATGCACGTTAAGGCCGTGTTTAGTATAAGCTTCTGCTGACAGCACCTGATAAAAGCTAGCCGTCGGCATATAGACTAATCGCTTTTGGGATAGTACCGGTTTTATTCTTTTCTTTAAGGCTGGGCACTGATCTACCATATCCACTGCTACATCAAATACTATAGAAGCCTGCTGCCTATCAGCTGCACAGCCATAAACTTCTGCACCCCATTCCCCATCGCCACAGGTAAGGTATAGAGCAATGGCAGCAGCTAGTTCACTCTTCCCATTTTTCTTTGGAATTTCTACATAGGCAGTATTATATTGCCGGTAGCCATCTTCTTTAACAGTACCAAATATATCCCGAACAATTTTATCCTGCCAAGGTAGTAAATCAAAAGGCACACCTCGCCATACCCCCTTGGTGTGTTTCAAATTATTGATGAAGGTTACTACCCGCTCTGCTTTTTCATGGTCAAAGAGCATTATTTGCTCACCCTTAACAGCTCTTCCATAGGATCATCTGTTGGTGTGTCAATGGTATTTACCTGAATTCTGGTCCGGGCAGCAGGTGTAAGGCCAAATTCAGAGCAAAAATCCTTCATCACTTTAAGGTATGTCTGGGCAATGGATACCTGGGGCACCTGCTGGATATAACCGGAAGGGGTTTTAAAGATGGTGCCGTGTTTTGATAAAAATTCCTCGGCTTCTTTCCACCTAGCATAGGCCTGACAATAGCCTTCAAAAGCTGTCCGGTCTACTTGGGTTAAAACCCCCATCGCTTCTAAAGTCTTAGCCATCCGCTTCCATTCTTTCTTTGCTTCCGGCTCCAGCCATGACGGGCAGCGGGGTGCCTTCTTTTCTGGCTGGGGTTCTTTATCGTTTAGCGGCCGTTTGCCGGGGTTGCCTTCCAAAACTTTAAGTGCAGTTGGTTTGGGTTTTCTTCCTCGCATCGCCATAGCTTTTCACCTCCAATTGAAAAAAGGCCTTAAAGGCCTTTAGTTCCATTTCCTGCTTTTTCTTCTTCCGTCTGAGTCTGTGGTAAATAGGATTCTGTCTATCCTGGCGTCTTTGGCGCTGGTTGTTGTGTTATCCAGTCTATTTCTTTGCTGAATGGCTTCCTTAACCGCTTTAATCAGCCCGTAGCTAAATTCTCCCCTGTCTTCTTCTTTTCTCGCCAGCCTTCCCACTTTGCGGTTGTCGGCATCATCAAGTCTGTCAATTAAAACCTCTACGTTGTCTGGTATTAACTCCTCCGGAAAATCAATGTGCAAGTCTCTTATCTTTCTCATCTTTTCAGCCTCCCTGTGTGTTTGGTATGTGTATATTACCGTAAACACACGGTATAGCAAGTTGTATTTGGATAATATCTTGTATACTTTAGGTAATTTTGAGCAAATGCTTTGCCCGCTCCAAAGCCCTTTTTGTTAAAAATATAAGGTCCCTATGGAAAGCCCTAGCCTCTTAAAAAAGCCCTTACAGGGCAAGTGTGGGGCTTACTTCACCCAATTACTCCACTTCAACATACTCCATGATTATCACTAGAGCTTCATCGTAGCTTTTGGATTTTGTTATTCTATCTACCATTTCTTTCGCTTCCGTATCAAGTCCGGCCCGTCTTAAAGTTCTACAGGCAATACCCATCAGGTTAAAAATGTTGCCGTCTTCTCCGATAAGTTTGCATTTTGGCTTATCCATTTACGGCTTCCTCCTTGGCCTGTTTTCTAAAAGCGCTGTTGCCTGAAAGGTTTTGTAGAAGCACCTTCCGGGCTGTTTTATACTCATCGCCAATCATCCCTAGGCGCAGGAGCCAAGTTCTAAAGGTGTATTTTTCGTTATCTGTATGTTTGACCTTGGCTGCGGTGTTGCTTTTAAGCCGTCTAGCGCTGATGTTTGCAAGTCCAAATAGCTTGGTTGCTGCTTCTGCCTTTTCTGGATCATCGCCGCCTGGTCCTAGCTTAAAGGTGATGGTTTCCTTTTCAAAATCAAAGTCAATGTAAGGACTGTCTACCCCAGCAAGTGCCTGCTTAAAATGATCCAGGGTCGTCATCCGCTCCTGTTTTAAGGCAGCAATGATCTTTTCACTGACAAGATCGTCTTTTAGCCCTAGAGCTTTTTTAATTAAGGGTTGATAGCTATAAATTATGTGCAGCAAGTTGCGTAAACCCTTACCTTGGAAGCCCTCCATTGGTATCGTCACTTCCAATGCAATGGGTTCTTTTTCTGTAGCAGTTTCTTGAGTAACCGCATCTTCCAATTCTAGCTCCTCCTTTTTTACTGGATTTTCTAGCAAATCTTTTAGCTCCACCACCTGTTCCTGTTTATCTAAAATGTTACTGTGCCGGTCCACGATGTAATCTCCAACTTGATAGGCAAAAGTGGGTGCAGCTAAATAAACAGGTTCTATTTCCAAGTGCTGGGCTAACTTGTAAACAAGCTCTTTCCTTGTCATTTCTATCCCTCCTGTGGTTTTTGGTATGTCTATACATCACTTAAAACCACAGATAAGTCAAGTAAAAAAAGCCCCGTAGGGCTTGATTATTTTTCTAGGGCTGTGTATCTTGGGTAGTTATAGCCTTCGCTGTTTACGAGCACCCGCTCACCGGTTTCCTTGTTTATTACCCGGATGCAGCGGACCTCTCTCTTTTCATTAATACCGCCGTCTTCCGGGCTAATCCAAGGCTGGTCCTGGAAGAAGTCGCTGGCAAATTGCTCAAATTCTTTGCTGCTTAGCAGGACCTCTTTGGTTACCTGGTAGGCGGAGCTAGCTTCCCCCGTTAGAGCCTTTAATTCCTCCAAGTCTGCAACCTTTCTGCCAAAAAATGCTTTCTTTTTCATCTTTTCCTCTCCCCCTGTGTCTTTGGTATGTGTATATTACCGTAAACACACGGTATAGCAAGTCGTATTTGGATAATATCTTGTATACTTTAGGTTTTTATTTTTAAGCTTAAAAACAGGCTTTATATGGTATTTTCTTTTCATCTCTTATTAGAAAAACCTCATCATCTGAGCCCATGTATTCAACGTATCTTTTTACTCCTGCATCTACATATTTTTCGTCCAGTTCGATAGCGTAGCAGATACGATCTAGCTGCTCACAGGCAATTCCTGTTGAAAAACTTCCAGAGAAAGGGTCAAGGACAATGCCGTTGGGAGCGCTGCTATTTTGTATGGGATATGCACAAAGTGCCACCGGCTTCATTGTCGGGTGTTCCTTTGACTTTTTGGGCCTGTCAAACTGCCATACTGTGGTTTGCTTACGGTCAGCATACCACCTATGTCTACCTGTAGGTTTCCAACAGTAGATTATAGGCTCATGCTGCCATTGGTAATCGCTTCGGCCTAGTACCAAAGAATCCTTAACCCAAATGCAAACCCCGGAAAGATGAAAGCCAACTTCTTTTACAGCATTTCTAAAATTTAATCCTTCAGTGTCAGCATGAAAGACATATAAAGCCCCACCATCAGCAAGAGCTTGATAGATATTTTTGAAGGCTGCCAAGAGAAATTCATAAAACTCATCGTCTTTCTGGTTGTCGTTTTTAATAAGGCGTTCATTTTCCTTGCCAGCGGTGAAATTTACATTATATGGGGGATCTGTTACCGCAAGATTTGCCTTTTTACCATCCAATAATTTTTCATAGGTTTTGGCTTTCGTGCTGTCACCACAAAGTAGCCGATGATGACCCAACAGCCACAGGTCTCCTGGCTTACTAATAACCGGTTCTTTCAAAGCTTCATCTACATCAAAGTCGTCTTCTTTAACATCCTTATCATGAACTTTACTAAATAAATCCTCTATTTCAGCGGCATCAAAGCCGGTTAAGGTAATGTCAAATATTCCGTTATCTAGTTCGCCAATTAAATCCGCTAGTTTGGGTAAGTCCCACTCACCACTGACTTTATTTAGGGCCACGTTTAAGGCTTTTTCTTCGGTTTCATCTAGGTCCACCACTACACACTCTATCTCGGTATTACCTTGATGCTGTAATATTTTTAATCTCTGGTGCCCTCCTACAATGTTTCCCGTCTGTTTATTCCAGACAATGGGTTCCACATAGCCGAAGGTCTCCATGGACTTCTTAAGCTTTTCATATTCCGCATCCCCTGGCTTTAAATCCTTCCTGGGATTGTATTTAGCCGGATTTAACTTTTCCAGCGGTATCTTTCGAATATCCAAAATAGGTGCCTCCTTTTTCTGTTTGTTATTAACGTCTTCTGAAACAGCAAAGTCAAGGTTTATCGCATATACCCCCGCCCTTGAATTTTGCGAATTCTTGCGCGAGACCCCGCCGCCGCTCTTGTTGAGCATGTTTCTAAAAATTAGAACCCCCCTCATGGTCCCTCTAACGTGCATATAAAACTATTTACTGCATGTATTTTTTGAAAGCTATTGTAATGCTAATACCACTACATTGGCTTTACAATGCAAGAAATATTTGCTATAATATCTACATAAACTATGAAAAGGAGGCGATCCCCTTGGCCAAAAAAACAGCTAGTGTTAGCTTTAGAATCGATGCCGATATTAAAAAACAGGCGGATGAACTGTTTGCAGAGCTTGGACTTAATATGACTACAGCCTTCAATATTTTTCTACGCCAATCAATAAGAGAAGGACGTATTCCCTTTGATGTCACTCTAAATACCCCTAATGCTGTGACAGTGGCCGCTCTACTTGAAGCAGAGCAAATTGCTAATAACTCAGATGCTAAACCTTATTTTGATGTCGAGGAAGCGCTGCAGGAGTTAAAATCATGAGCCGCCAGATTTTGTGGACAACACAATTTAAAAAGGATTATAAGCTTGCGGAAAAACGTGGACTTAATATTACCCTATTAGATGATTGTATCCGCATGCTTGCAACCGGAGAAAAGTTGCCACCCGAATTCCGTGACCATAACCTTTCCGGCAGATGGAGTGGTTATCGTGAGTGCCATATTCAGCCTGACTGGCTTTTGATTTACCGTATTGATGTTGATAATTTAATTCTTGTTTTAGTTCGAACCGGTAGCCATAGCGATTTGTTTTAGCCTTGCCTCTACCTGGTGCATAAGGTACGCTATTGGCTGTAACCATATACAACACCTTTCTTGCCCCATCTGCCGTCTTCTTTGGCGGTTTTCCTATCATGGCAAGTCTTGCATAGAGGCTGCAGGTTGTTAATATCAAAGAACAGCTTCACATCGCCTTTGTGAGGTTTAATATGGTCCACCACTGTTGCCGGGTTGATTCTTTTATTTCCAAGGCAGATGACACAGAGAGGCTGTTTAGTTAAAACATGCTTCCGCAGTTTCTGCCAGCGGCTGGAGTTATATAGTTTTTTATAAGGCCTGCTGCTTTTGTTGTATTCCCGGTCTATTTCCTTTTGGTGTTTTTTACAGTACCTTTCTTCTGTAAGCTCTGGACAGCTAGGATAGCGGCAGGGCTTCTTTGGTTTTCTGGGCATGCTCCTTCACCTTTCTTTCACCACAGGCACACCCAGACCAAGTAATCCGGATACGCTTATCGCCATCAGGAGTTACATTCAACAAAGCTTTATAGTATTCACTCTTTGGGTTGCTGCACTCATACGCCGTCCAACCACTATCACTTGCCTTTTTATCTACCGAAGCAAAGCAACAGGATATACACTTGATATGTTTCATACCAGCACCTCCGTATATAGAAAAAGCCCTGAGAGCAAATTGCTTTCAGAGCTTAGTTATTCTTGGCACAGAAAAAGCCCCGGAGGATTTAATCCCCAAGGGCTTTATCAAGAATGCTGCGTTTCCTGGGAGTCGTGGTCGATCTATCCCTAGGCCTATTCAAACAGCACCTGGTGTTCTTGATATTTTTCCATGCCTGTACACTTTATACTATAGCAGGTATTGGGACTGAATTCTACTGCCCTTTACTGAACTTTACTGCCCTCTTTTCGTATTTTAGCAATTTCTTTTAGTGCTCGGCTATGAATCTTGAAAACTGATCGGTCGTTGTATTTTAATCCTCTTGCAATCTCGTCCCAGCCTTTGCCGTTAACATACCTCATCTCTAGTATTATTTGACTGATAGGATCATCCACCCGGCTAATAGTCTCCATGATGTCAGCTTTTATATCTACCAGCCGATCGATATCCTCATTAATTTCCTTTTCCAAATCCACAATCTTGACAATGGTGCTTTCCATATGACTTTTTGTATTATTGCCGCCGGAGACTTTTTCTTCTGTTAGGTTGGCTCCTACCTTCATTGCCAGCGTTCGTAACGTTTCCAGCTGTTCTAATTTATTGTTAATTCTCTGGTCAAGCCATAGGGCTCTAGATAAATATTCTTTAGCATTCATCCTTTAACACCTCCAGTTTGCCGCCGTAGTAAGTTTCAAAGATATGTTCTTGTCTCTCGACATCCAAACTTCGAATTCTCTCTATTGCCTTCTGTCGGTCCAGCTCATACTGCTCTTTGGTTTTATAGAAACTGCAGCCTTCACACTGTCTAACTTTTAAGGCTGTGCAGCCATGATGTTTATAGGCAAAACAATCTTTATGCATGGTTAACTCACCTCCCGATAAATTCTAGCTTTCACCGCATTAAGCAGTGCATCTTGACCAGCTTCTTTATTCTTCAGCACTTGCATCACGTCTTCGTCGATGGTTCCCCTGGCTACCAGATGATGCACCACCACCGTGTTCCTCTGCCCCTGGCGGTGGATGCGGGCATTAGCTTGGCTGTAAAGCTCCAGGCTCCAGGGCAGTCCAAACCAGATGATGGTGCTGCCGCCTGCCTGGAGATTCAAGCCATGGCCAGCAGAGGCAGGATGTGCCAGCATCACCGGTATTTCCCCTTTGTTCCAATCAGCAATGTCTTTAGGTTTATCCAGCACCCGGCAGTCCAGATGTTTTTGTATCCGCTTCTGTTCATGGCGATAAGCATAATAGATTAAAACCGGTTTGCCATTTGCTGCTTCTACCAAATCCTCTAAAGCTTTTAGCTTTTCATCATGAAGAACTTGCACTCCGCCATCTTCGTCGTATACCGCTCCGCCGGTTATCTGCAAAAGTTTATTAGTCAGCACCGCAGCACTTCCCGCCACCACATCACCATTAAGCAGCGGCAGCAGTAAATCCCGTTCTAACTTTCGGTACTGCTCCATAGCCTTTGGCGGCAGCTCAACTGTTGCGATATTGTCTATGCGCTCGGGGATGTTCAGGTAGTCCCCACTTTTCATACTGATGCAGATATCAGAGAGCTTGTTGTAGATAGCTTCCTCAGCACCTTCTTTGGGTTTGTAGGTGAAAATTACATTATGGTTTCTTTTATCAGGCAAGAAGTAGCGCTCCCGGTAACCGGTTATGGTTTTGCCAAGCCTTTTGCCGCTATCTAAAAGGTAAACTTGGGACCATAAATCAATGAGCCCGTTAGGAGCTGGAGTGCCAGTAAGGCCTACTACCCGCTTACAAAAGGGCCTTACCTTGCGAAGTGCCTTAAACCTCTGGGCTTTATGGGATTTAAAGCTGGAGAGCTCGTCTAGCACCACCATGTCAAAAGGCCAGTTATTTTTGTAGTAATCGACTAACCACTTTGTGTTTTCCCTATTTATGACGTAGATGTCGGCAGCAGTGTTCAAGGCTTGGATGCGCTCTTCTTTTGAACCTAGCACTTTGGCGATGCGTAGATGTTTTAGGTGATCCCACTTCTTAGCTTCCACATCCCAGATGCTCTCTGCAACTCTTAAAGGTGCAATTACCAAAGGTCGAGCTATTTCAAAGCGGTTATGCATAAGTTCGGCAATGGCAGTTAAAGTGATTACTGTTTTCCCTAAACCACAATCTAAAAATATCCCTGCTGCCTTCTGGTTTAAGATAAAATCTAGGGCATATTTTTGATAATCGTAAGGAATATACTTCAATCCGCCACCTCCTCGATAAAAGCATCAACTGCTGCATACGAATCCAGGACGTAAACCTTAAAACCTAAGCTCTCCAGCTGCTCTTTTCTTTTTAGCTGCAGAGGCCTTAACTTCTTGCCAGGTGCTTTTAGCTCCACGAACACCACGCTCCCAGTAGGTAAAAGCACTAACCTATCTGGCACTCCTGCTATTCCAGGAGAAGTGAATTTTAGAGCAGCTCCACCCCTTCGTTTTATCTCCCGCTTTAATTTTGCTTCGATTTGCTTTTCTCTCATATAATCATCCCGCCTCAATATCTGGAACAAGCCCTACCCACATATATGTGCCTATACGTATTAGGCGTTATATATACGTGTGTGTATGCCTATTCTTTATTTTTAATCGTATATAGTAAATCTTGTTCCACTTGTTCCATAACCTCTGTAACCTCTATGGGCATTGACCTTAAGGCTGGAACAAGATGTGGAACAAGATGTAATTCTCGTTCTCCTTGTTCCACCTACTTTAATATTTGGTGGAACAAGGTATGATCTTGTTCCGCTTGTTCCGGACCTCGTTCCTATTCTTGTTCCAACCGAATATAAACTCGCTGCTTGCCATAAATGGGAAGCCTGACCGTCTTATCACTTTGCTCCCAGCCTTCAATCTTTCGCATTATAGCGTTTAATTCATAAGAATCAATTTTTCTCATAGCACTAGGTTCTTTACAAAACAGTTCACACCAAATTTCCAGGGTGCAAACCATCTGTCTTTTTACCTCGCCTTTGATGCTATCGCTAAAACCATCTCCTCGGATAAAACCCCTTCTATCGCTTAACTCCATCTCATCCCAGTTAGTAGGCAAAAGCCTATCTAAATACTCCCGAACTAAGCCTTCTCGGTCATCGCTTTCTAAAGCTTCCAGCTGCACCTTTTGAGCAGTCTCTTCTAACGCACCTTCCAAGAAGAGCTTCTCCCCGGCTCTATATCTAACAATAGCTTCAGCCCAAATCTGATCTACATCTTTTAAGTCCCAAGGCTTTAAGTTTTGACTACCTGGCACCCTAACCGGCCAGAACCTTCTGTTTCCTGTTAAATCCCTTAAAAAGCCGGTGGTCTTATTGGTGCTTCCCACAATGATGCACTGCCTTGGATGATCTTCCACTGCATAGCCATAAGCAGCTCGATACTTATCATCCTGCCGGGATAGGAAGGACTTTAAGGTTTCCTCATCTATTTTTTTAATTCCGGCCAGCTCCCCAATTTCCACTATCCAATAACCTTGCAGTTTTTCAGCAGCGGTTTTATCCCGCATATCAGCTATAGATAACGAATCGCTAAACCACTCTCCACCCAGCCTATTAAATAGTGTGCTTTTACCAATCCCTTGAGGGCCATTTAGTACCAACATATAATCGAATTTAATACCTGGCTCCATTACTCTTGCCACTGCTGCCACTAGAGTCTTTCTAGTAACAGCCCTCACATATTCACTATCTTCAGCTCCAAGATAATCAATTAGTATCCTATCTAGCCTTTCTACACCGTCCCATTTTGGCAAACTGTTTAGATATTCTCGGATGGGGTGTCTTGCTCTTTCAACAGCAACCTTTAAGGCAGCATCCCTTAATTTCCCTGGGGAGTATAATTTATAGCGAGCGTCAATGTATCCGGCAAGATTTGCATCATCAGTTTTATTCCAGCCAGCTTTAAGACGTTTCCAAGGTAATTCCCCGTCTGCATCCACCCCATCCCTTAACTGGTTGTAGTAGATACCAGCCAAAGCCGGGTCATGTTTTATAATCAAGGACATATTGGTTAAGGTGTTTTTTTAATTCACCTCTATTGTCAATTTCAAGCCCCGCTTGCCAATCTTCCTCGCCCTTAAAATCATCACTGGCAGATTCCATTCGCTCTGCAGCAACCTGCTTTTTAACCTCCAAATCTTCAGTGGCTAGTCGCTGCATAGCCATATACGATGGCAGCTTATTAACTGGAGTTCCATCTTTGGCTTCATCATCTAGCTCACCGAACTTGTGCAGCCTCACCAAATCAAAGGCATTACAAAGCTTTCCACATATAGGGTCTGTAGCATGGTAAGAGTAGGCAAAGTTGTCTCTATCGTAAAGGACCAAGCCACCTGCAGTGCTTCCGGGTATATAGGTATAGCGGCTAGGGTCATCACCTGGTGCATAGACATCGCTTAAGAACTTCTCGATAACTTGGGCTATGGTGTAGGTTCGGCAAAAGGCGCCAACTATGCCGGGCTTCTCCCTGGGATCGCCCTGCTTATCCGCCAGTTTCTTGCGTTCAGCTTTAGTCCGGGAGGACTCTGGCCAGTAAGAGGGGTCACGCCAATCGGGATACCGGGCCAATATCTCATCCGGGTCTGCCCACTCTTCATCCAGGTATTTAAAGATAAACTCCCCGTCCTTGGAGGTAGAAGGCCAATACATTAATCGGTGGGGTTGATATGTGCTGTCATCAAAGAAGTCGATGCCCAAATCCCCGGCGATACGTCTTGATACCGCTTGGTACTCATCAGGTGATACAGGCCTTTTTAAAGGAATAACCAGTCTTAATCTGGGGAATGAAGGGCTGTGGCTATGGGTAGAATACATGCAGCAGCCACGGCCAAACATCACCTCTACCCCTGCCCATAAATCTCCCTTCACATGGTCAGCGTCAAGTGTTATAATCTGCCGCCAGACTACACAGTCTGCCTTCCTACGGCCACCCTTTAGAGTGCCACCGACAAAGCCACCCACGTCTTTTATATCGTCCCTTTCGGCCTTGGGGAGCTTTTTATACTCCCCATAGGTCTCATGGGTTCTGGTAGTAACACTTAATTTTCTCACCAGCTCTGACCACAGCGTCTCCCGGTTTTTCCACTCCAGCTCCCTGCGGCTCCTTCCGGTGACAATGGTTAAAACTCCATCGTATTTGAAAGAGGGCTTGACTTTTTTATTGCTAGTCTCCTCTTGCATCACCAGCCACCACCTCCAGAGGCTTACACCTTTCGTTAAACCTTCTCATCCTAATCCCAAGCTTTTTGGCCCTTGTAATCTCATAAGACATCCCTTCAGAGATTTTTTCTCCAAAAGCCCACAGCTCATCACACATGCTTAATACCTCTAAACCCAGCTCTATACCAGCTGCTCTCTCCTCGGGGACGGCATCATCCAGGAAAGTGGTAAAGATGACATGTGGGGCTAACGGGATGCCGCCCCGGCTGTAAATATACCGGCAGTAGCCGATGGCTTTATGAATGTTTCTATCAATATCTCCTCGTAGGGGAGAGCAGACATAGATGATGGGTCTTTTCCTTTGCAACAACAATCGGTTTAAATACCAGCGAGCTTTTTGTAAATCTTCTTCTCCGGCTTTATGCTCAAAGCGAGAAAGATACTTAATGACATTCCCCGCCAGGTAGCCCTTAAACTGTTCCCCGGTGAGCTTGGCCTTGATAAAATCAATAGTTTCTATGCCACCTGTCTTGTAATGGTCAGGATTTATCTTGTCCATAGATTTCTCCCCTCCTTAAGCGATTTTTTCAACCAGCTTCATTTTGTACCATTCCAGGTAGCGCTTGCGTTGCTGGTAATCCGGAACTGATAACAGCAAGCCAATATCAACTTTCTGCAGGGTTTCCATCATCCTAACCTGCTCACCGGTTAGATAGGGACGAATGCTGGTGCCTTTGGCTAAACCCTTTGCTTCTCTAAACTGCTTTGCTGACATCCCGGTAACAATGCGATTAATCATGTCACATTCGTTGCTGAAGTGGTATGGTCTAGGATTTTCATGTAAGAGCTTGATGTTTTCAGTTAATAATGGGAATTCCTTGCGAGCTGTAACAAGAGTTTTAATGAACTGTTCCATTTCGTTAAAACGTTTGATATATATCTCCTTAAACCTCATTGCTTTTTTGCCGGTGTATCCCATAACCAGTATGGTAAATCCATCACGAGTCATCATATAGCAAGGTTGTTTTTTGTTCTGTAAGTTGCGGTAAGAGGACAGCTCAAAATTGAGCCGTGCGAATTCCTCACTCAATCCAGAATTGGTGTCAGTGATTTTTTCAATATCCCGGAGGACGTTTTTATGTTCCTTTTCAAAAAACCTGGCAACAAACCTGCTGTCCGCTCTTGCGGTATCACGGGCATCAGCAAAAACACCATATTTATCCTTTGGAATTAATTCCTTCATCATTTTCCCTCCAATCTGCACTTGGTGCAGTAAACAGCCGTGCCGTACAGATCACTGTCGCTATTGCTGAACACTTCCGCAAGGTCAACTTCTACCTCACACCCGCAGCCAGGACAGGTACAGAACACATTGTCATCGTGAATTTCTGCGGCTATCTCCACAGCATCGTTAATTTTTGCTTTTACATAAAACATGGGTTCTTAACCTCCTTAATCTTTCATATAGTAATTAGTTTCAAAGCCTTCTGCCCGAAGTGGCAGTCCTTTTGCCCAGTTGATATCCTGGCTCATGATTTCCTCCACTTCTTTGAGGGAGCCAAAGCCTTGGGGGACATCTAGTACCACTTCATCATGGACATGAAAGGCAATTTTATATCCGGCTTTATCTAGCCTTAAAAGGGATTCTGCTAGACAGTCCCTGGCGATTGCCTGAATGATGTTTTCTGTGAGCTTCCCGCCGTAGGTGTCAATCCTAGCCCATTTGTTTCCGAGCATGATACCTTCGTAAGTTAATTTATCTTTGTTAAACCGTGTGTCTAATTCAATCCTGGGCTTAACATAGGCGAGATTTCTACCAGAGGGGAGTCTGATAAACAGCACTCCTGATTTGTAGTAGAACTTAAGACCATACTGCATAGTAATTGAAGTCCTGTCTTTTACGGCTCTTATAGCTGCATCTTCTACATCCCACCACAGCTTTACGATATTAGGGTTAGACTCTCGCCAAGCAGCTACAATGGCTGGTAGCTCATCTTCTTTAAGTCCCATATTTAAAGCTCCCATAGCTTTTAAAGCACCAACACTCCCCTGATAGCCACATGCTAAAACTGCTACTTTCCCTTTTTGTCTTAACTCATACTCTGGATTGCCTTTTACGATAAGCTCCATAGGCACTCCAAACATCTTACTGGCGGTCATTTCGTAAATCTTGCCATGGCCTTTAAAGGTATCAACAACCCACTTCTCACCGGCTAGCCAAGCGATTACCCTTGCTTCGATAGCACTAAAGTCAGATATAATAAAGCGATGGCCAGGGGAAGGGACAAAGGCTGTTCTAATTAATTGGGATAAAACATCCGGCACACTGTCGAATAATAGTTCCAAACTTTCATAATCCCCGGCAAGCAGTAGTTTTCTAGCTAAATCCAAATCCTTCATGTTGTTTCGAGGCAGGTTTTGCACCTGCACCAGTCTGCCTGCCCACCGGCCTGTGCGATTGGCTCCATAGTATTGGAGCAGCCCTCTTATCCGCCCATCCCCACCCATTGCTCTGTCCATGGCCTCATATTTCCTAACCGAAGTCTTGGACATATCCTGTCTTAGCTCCAAGACTCGGGTAACGGTGGGGTGGTTGATTTTATTTAAAAGTTCTTCCACATTGGCTTTAGATAGGCTGTCTACTTGGATGTTGTGGTTACCTTTAAGCCAAGTCTTTAACTGGGCCGGGCTGTTGGGGTTTTCAAGCCCAGTTAGATCTATAGCTTCAGCCATTAATTCCTTTTGGTGGATTCCATCACAGCAGATGGCGTTTTCTACTAACTGCCGGTCTACCCGCACTCCATAGTCATTGATCTTCTGGTCTAAAGACCACAGTTTTAGTTCCTTATCAGTCATAGGGTAATTTTCTAATCTTTTACGGATACTTCGCTCCACCACCACATCTTGTTTACAGTAGGCTTTAAAGGTTTCCCATTTTTCCCTGTCATGGTGGGGAAGGTTTCTAGTCCTACCACCATTGGCTTTGGTGGGTTTGCAGGGTATGGAAAAATATCTAATGAGTGCTTTTCCTTCGCTCATCTTTTGGTCAGCTAAACCTAAGCATTTGGCCACCCCGGCAAGGTTTAAAGGAAGCCCTAGAGTTAGAGCATGGGCCTGGCTGCACCGCCACTCTTCTGGTGGCATGGGTTTATTTAAATATTTTGCTAAGCAGGTTCTTTCGAAGTTGGCATTAAAGGCTGTTTTAATTACTGCGGAATCTGTTATGGCATTTGTCACTTCATCCGGAATCTGCTCTCCACTTGCTAAATCGATAACCTCTACTGGGTCATTATTAAAGGCATAGCCAAAAAGTAATATTTCAAAGTCCTCCGCTTGGGTGTAAGCGTAAACCCCACACTTGGTGAGGTCTACGCTAGAATAGGTTTCAATATCGATGCTCAGAATCGTCATTATCCTAAAAAGTCTTCCTCAATTTCCACTGGTTCAAAATCGTCCTCTGGTCTTGATTTGCCACCCAGCGGTCCCCCATCTTCTAACTTTTGAAGGTTTTGAAGCCCACAAGCAATGCCTTTATTCCCATTCACGTTGTATGCATAAAATGTGATGCTGGCTCTACCGTAGCAACCGGAATAAAATTCAGTCTGGTCTAGGATAGGCTCTACATTTTTATCTACAATACCGGGTTTGGTGAAGCTGTTGGCGTTTACAAAATAGCTGTCGGCATAGGCTTCATCATCAGGTCTATCAATATCCCCATCCCTAAGTGGGGTTTTTAAATTGGCTGGGATTTTCTTTCCTAGCTTGGAAGCCCCCTCTTGCTTTGCTACTTCAATAGCGGCCTTAATCTTTTCGATAGTCTTTTTATCTGATTTGGGGATAATTAAACTTACTGAATATTTGGGGTCGCTGCCGTTTACACTCTGCGGCTCCCACACATTGGCGTATGAAAATCTCACTTTTCCGGTAACAACTTTTGTACTCATTACAATTCCTCCTTAAAATCTATTTCAGCGGTGCTTTTAATCGCTGGTCTGTTATCTGATTCCGGTGCAAGCCTTGGTTTGCCCGGTGGTTTAATTATCAAGGTGCCAAGAATTTCATTAAACTGCTTTTTGCCCACAAGCTTTTCCATGGCGGTTATGCCTAAGAGGCTTTTGGTGTAAATCTCTTCTTCATCAAAACCTGCCGCTACTAAAACCTCCGTCACTTCCGCTTCGTCTGCATATCTTCGGTAGCTCCTACCTTCGATTAATTTAAAGCCGGGCCACTCCCTACCATGGTTTACGGCTTGGTCTAGGGCATAGGCCTGGACATCTGATATCCAGCTTTGCAGCTCATCAGCTGCTGCCAATATTTCAACAATCTCATCATCTGTTAAAAGAGGTGGTTTTTTAAAATCATGTTCTGCTAATTTTAGGTTCTCATCTGCCCTAGCTCGGCAGGTGGCCTTAACTTTGCAAAATCGGCAATGTTCCCCGGGTTGAAATGCTCCTTCACCTTTAAAGGCAAGGGCTGCGATTGGTTTGATGGTTGCCTCTCCCCAGTTAGTTAATTCATCTACCGGCATTTCATCAGTGGAAACGCTATCAAGCCTTGGTTGATGAATAGTCATCCTTACAGTTTCAATATCATAGAGATAACCAAACTGGTTGATGGCACCGAGGCATATAGCCTCATCTGGCTGTTATCAATTGCTGAAACTTTAACCCCACGTCCAAATTTAAGGTCGACAATTTCTAATATCCCGTCTGTGATAAGAACTAAGTCCCCGGTGCCAAAACCCTCCGGCACCCAAGAGGAGTAATCTAGTTTGGCCTCCAACAGCACTACTGCGTCTTTGGTACGGGCTTTAGCTTCGTTAATCTTTTCAACGGCAAAGTCCACATAGATTTGCACATCATCCTCTAGCCCTCGGCTGTAAAAGCTATCTTGTTTTAGCTTTTTTAGTTCTGTGTTATACTTAAGATTGGTTAAGTTTCCTAAGTAGTGGGCCAGTTTGAGTTCTGCCAAAGCATGGGCAAAGGTGCCTTCTTTGGCATACTCACTGGCCCTCTCTTCTATTGATTCTTCAAGCCTTGCTGATGGTGGGCAGCTAAGCCACCTGTCAGAGCCGGAGGCGGAAAGTAGGGCGTGTTCTACCAATTAAATCCCCTCCGCATCTTTAAGTAGCTCTGGATACTTGTCCTCAGGTATTTCAGACAGTTTCTTAGCTCCATATTTTGTGATAAGGGCCTTCACTTCTGCCTGCTTGCCACTTTGGGTTAAAGCCGCAAGCTTTGCCCGGACTTGTTCTAATGTTGGTAAATTATCTTCCACCTTTTCTTTAGGTTCATTTCCTTCTACTACATCCGTTAAAGCTTCAATACTATCTGCAAGACTCCGTAGATTTTCCACAACATCTAAAGCTAACTTCATTTTGCTCATTCTTTTCCTCTCCTTTATAGGTGCTTCGCTTCTTTATAAAAGGCCTCATAGTCTTTTTTCTTAACTTCCACTAATTTCGTTGCACCATATTTCTTTAGTAACGCCTTAATTTCCGATACCTTGCCTTTTTTAATTTTTTCTGTGAGTACAATGCTTATATCCTGAATATTAGCCTCATAGGGCTTTACCTCACCTCTTGCTAAAGCACGATATCCAGCTGCTAGTTTTTCTAATTCTTCTGCTAATGCATAATGCAAATCACTCATAGCTCCACCTTCTTTCCTTTAGGCATTCAGAGCAAAATCTTTAATAATGCTGTTCATCACCATTAGGTCATTGCCGGAAAGGTTAGCACACAACCGCTCCAATAGCTCTTGCTGCTCAGGCTTTAGATATTTTTTGTGCAAATAATAGCCATCTGCTACCCTAACACCTCCACCATAACGACCCCGGATAGTTTCTATAGGGTAGGAAAGCGATAGGATGTCAATGTCATTTTTTATAGTTCTAACACTGACGCCAAACTCAATCGCCAAGTTGGACATCGTATCTTGCCTTCTACGGCATAAGGCTTCTATGATTTCCATGCGTCTTTCATTTGGTCCCATCGCTTTCTCACCCCCTTCTATTTGCTCTGTGACTAAAGAATAAATGTTAAATATGCAGGTCTATTTCATGTTTAAAAAAGATATTTAAAATAAAAAAAATAGCCAGATGACCGCTAAATTAATAGCGATCATCCGGCTATTTGGTAGTTCAGAAGACTCCGCTGCTCGGTATGAATCATACTGCTTTGGCTTTTATTTGGTTGTTTTGAAAGTATAAATAGATTAAATTTCTACACTTAGGGCATTTTATTATGAGTTCCGCTTGGGTTGCTGATACAAGGTCAAAAAGTCTTTTATTTGAACAAACAGGGCATCTTACTTTTTTAGCTATAACTCTCACCCCCTTTGGTTTAGTCCTATAAGCATGTATGCGAACGCTATGGGTAAAAAAATATGGTATTACGTGTATTTAAAAGTGTTCACATGCTTTATGGCATACATGGTTTAGACTTGCTATTTTGGTAAGTTGATACCTAGTGTCTGGATTCTAATTCCCGCTGCCTGCTTTGAAACCTGGAAGAAATCCGCTAATTCATCAGTGATAAATTCTGCAATCATGCCTGGGCTAAATCCTTTCCACATAAATTCATTAATCTTTGTTCCAACTCTACCACGGTATTTATTTTTAATTTCTTCCGCTTTTAGCCTGAACATTTCAGCAGGCATAAGGATTGCTGCTGCCAGGTTATCAGCCTGCCATTCCACCCACTCATCCGGCTTTTTGGGTCTATGCACTTTTTCACTAGGACAGCGACATGCCTTAGCTAGGGTTTTATCTTGATAGGAAAGGGTCATGAATCTCAGTTGGTGTTTGTCCCAGTGGACTAATTCATGGGCGATAGTAAACCTTTCTCTGCCTTTGTTATCCAGTTCGACTAGGTCATTTTCAACAAGTATAGTTCCTTTTTCATAGGGGCGTTTAAAATATTTCTTTGTTTCTTTATCATAAAGTTCTACCATACCATTAGAAAATAGCACCATTCCAAGTGTGTCACAGTTTTTGTCTAAGTTTGCATAATCGATTTCCAATCCCATTTTAAACTCTGCAATATCCTCAACAGGAATTGGCATGGGCTTTTCTAATGCTGCGGGACAATACTTTTCTAAAAACTTAGCGGCTTCTATATCCATATCCTTTTTACTTATAATCGGCACTAGGTCTTTACTTAAATTCATCGGCACCTCTCCCCCTATTTATTATAAGCTTCAATTCCATCAATACTAAAATCGGTTAATGTAGCGTTTTCTAGAACGGCACTACAGCTTAATTCAAACCATTGGCATACCGATTCCGTGATATTTTCACCGGCAAAGTAATCTCCTATTTCAATATCACAACTAACTAACATGTTAAAGGCTACATCACTACCATCCTGCTTGATGTTATATACTCGTAGGACTTCAGCCAAATCGAGGCTAGCTTCGAGGACTTCATTAACCTCATTTGCTCTTCGGGTTAAATCGTATTGGTCATAGTTATTCATAATATGATCCTGCAAAAAATCATAGATTTCCTGTTCAAAGTGCTCTGCTAGCATATCCTTAAATAGGTTGTTCACCGGCTATTTCCCCCTTTCTTCATCTAAGGTTTTTATAAATTCTTTCCACGCTCTTTCGGTAATATCACTACTGCCTTCTTTTTCATCCATTCTACGAGCTTTTCTAAGGGCAGTTCTGGCTAGGCCACTGTCCTTAATATAATCGGGTAGATCCATGGGGATCTCATCTCTGTCTTCGGATGCCAAATCTATCATGTGGTATTTTTCTTCTGATGTTAGTTTTAATATCCTAGCCAACTCTTCCAACTTATTAATATTGGGTGGATTCCTTCTCCCTTTTTCAATATCACTCCAATAGGCAGGGGAGAAGTCTAGTAGTTCTGCCATTTTTCTTAAAGTAATTTTTTTCTGCTTTTCTTCTTGCTGTGATGAACTCAC